TTTTTACGATATTACCTTAAAAACTGCGAAATCCAAAGCTATTCGATGTAAACGGATTATCTAATGAACAATGTGCCGCAATAATCATAGCAATTATGCCATCAACTTTAGCAGATTTGTCAGCTTCGTTTTTTCTTATTTTTATATTACCATTCACATCTTCATATACTTCGCAGTTACCTAATTGCCATCCTAAAAACGGATTGCCATTATGTTTTATCTGTTGATTTAATATCAGTTTCTCTACATATTTTGATGGATTTGATAATACAGCCATACCTTGTCCCACTTTTTTTACTGGAACTCCATTGTCATGTAGCCTTGCCACTAAAGATGCCGCATTATAAGCATCGTAGCCTACTTCTTTAATATCATACTTCTCCGATTGTTGCATAATATAGGCAGAAATCTCCCTATCATCCATTACATTACCTTCTGTTAATCTGAGAATACCTGAGTCCACCGCAACTCTAAATATATCTTGATAATGTTTTGGGATAATTTCATAACCAACTTCAGGCAAAAAGAATTGAAACTCAGCTCTATAGTCTAATTCTCCGTAACGCTTTAAAGTACATACTGCGTTTAAATCCCTTGTTGCCGCTAAGTCAAATCCAATAAAGACTGCTTCAGGAGTTCTTCCATCATCTTCTTCAGTTGCTTTATCCCACATTGATCTATCTAGCCAAGCAGTATTAGCACTAACATATATATTAAGTGTTTTACATAGGAACTCATTTAATACTGCTGGTTTGTATTTAGCTTCTTCTGCTCTTTGTGCAATAGCATCTTCAAAGACTGAAATTCCGTGCATAGGATTAGCTTTAGCCCATATTTTTGGATCTCTCCAATCGTCTTGTGGGTCTAAGCCGTATAAAAGTCCAAACCATCTAGGATTATCTGTAGCATCTCCATAAAGCATTGATTGATACATAGACATATCTTCATAGAATTTTGTATCCTTTGTAAAGCTGGCAGTTGTAATATATATCCGTAATGGATTTTGTCTTGCTACCATCCCTGAATGTAATACTTCTATTGAGTTTCTATCCACGATTTGTGCCGCCTCATCGACTATGACACAAGAAGCGTTTTTGCCGTCACCTGTTTTTTTCGTATCTCTAGATAGAGCTTTAAACATTGACTGAGAATCGCCTGTTTTTTTTACTTCGTAACGACTGACATTAAATAGAGTTGATAGATCGGAAGGCATAGATTCTACAAATCCTTTTGCCGCATCAAATACAATAGTTGCCTGTTCTCTATTAGTAGCTAATGTAAAGACTTCTGCTCCAGCTTCACCGCATAAAAGTTCGTAGAGTGCGATTGCCGCAGTTAAAGTTGATTTACCAGCCTTACGAGGAATGAATAGTATTACATCCGTTACCATTCTTTTATTCTGATCTTTTTTTCCTCTGAAGCCATAAACAGCACAAATAAGAAGAATTTGAAAAGGATCAAGATCAATAGGTTCGCCAGCTTGTGGACCCTTTGTATGTCTTAGATTAGAAGCAAATGAAAGAAAGTGCTGAGGAACTCTCTCATCGAATACCCATTCCCATTCTTTATTTTCGTATTGATTAATAAAGCGTTGGCAAGCTAAACGAATATCTCGACAAACATTAATTTCGCCTTTAATTACATCGTGAGCATATTCCAGCCCAGATTCCCATCTCATGAAGCAAATGGTCCTTTAAGGAATTTAGCGACAGGAGAGTTATCTTCCATCTTTCCTGAAGATAGCCGACTTCTAGGGGTAAGCCCTAATTCATTCATTAATTGAATAATAAGAGTTGTTGTTTTATTTCGAATACTCAGCCACGGACTAGGTGCGAGAGTCGCATTGTTATTTTGAGGAATTACTAGACGGCTTTTCCGTTTGCCATCTTTATCGGTTACTTTAAGCATTAACGAGCAGTCAACATAGGTTTCTACATGATCTGCAAGAATAGATAAAGCGTGTTTATCTTGGTCGTTACCGATGCCGTATACCGAATAAAGAAAGTCGGCAGTTTCTTCAATAAACTTTTGTTTGTTCCAGCCTTCAGGATTATCTAACCATTCTGCGGTAGGAATTCTTTTTTTAATGGATTCAGGCAGACTTGCCATATCTCGGCTTCTGCTTTTAGTTCCATCGATTAAGTGGAGTTCTGGCGGTTTTTTGTTCATGGAAGGAATATTACATCTATGACCCCCCCTTCGTCAAATTACTTTGCGAGTAATTATATCTCACGTTGCTTAATTAGCTCTTTCGGAATTTTTAAGTTTCAACTCTAAAGATTACTTTGCGACATAGCTAGGGCATAGTCAGCGACTCGATAGACCTTTAATTCCTTATCGTAGTGCTCTACTATGTCCCTCTGTTCTAATGCCGTCTTATGACTATGGCACTCAGGGCATAGGCTCTGCCAGATGTTTCTTTTAAAGGCTTCCTTACCTATCTTAGTCCACGGAAATAGGTGATCGACAACTGTTGCCTGTGTTACTACCCCTCTAATAAGGCATGATCCGCATAGAGGAGATCGGCTTAATTGGATTCGTTTAGTTATCTTCCAAAANGGCGATTGGTATTCCTTCATCGCTTCATATCTATTTTGGCTAATCTCTTTGGGTTTACCCCTATGTAATAGACAGAACGATCCTTTNCCTTCTCTTACTTCCTTACAGCCTAATTGAGCACACTTAGTATAGATTGGTACTGAAGGCATTACGAGGTAGGATCTTCTACTATATGTATTGGATTGTTATCGATCCATATATCTATATTCAAACCTATAGACTTACAGTAATCCATCTTAGCTTTACCCATTGTGAAGATAATATGGTCTTTATCTAATACTTTACCAATACTATCCATTAGTTTTTCGTTTTGCTTTTCACCCACATGATGAGTAACGCAATAAACATCCCATTTACGCATCCAGCACATATAAATAAAGGTATCCCAAAACTTAGGGTCAGCAGAATAAGTATTATGATAATCAAGGGCAACGCATAAATCTTTTTCCCTTTTTTCTTCTTTAAATCCGCTTGCGTGAGCCGCTTGGGCTACTTGAAGTGCTTTTGCTTTAGTAGTAAATGGACCTTTTGATCCCCAATACCATCCATCTGTTTTTTTCTGAAAAGGCATATTTATCCCACCCAATGATTAGCATCGCCACGATTACCTAACCGCCATTGAATTATAAAATCATCTTGATACTTTAGCCAGAAGTTATAGTGAATAGGCATTAAACACCAAGCTCTAAACTCTTTTAACCCCCAATGATGCCGATACCAAAGCAACTGTCTAACGGCACATCTATATTTGTGTAGTTCTTCATTCACCTTTAAATAGGAAAGAATAGGTTTTTACATCTAATCGGAAAGCGGTATTAGGTGCATCTTTAGTTTTAATTCTAATCCCTAATTTAGGATTGGTATCTCTTGCAATACTAGCTAACTTCCATTTTGGATCATTTCTAAGACTATGATAAACAGGCATTGAGCTAAATTTACCCATTACTTGATATGGCATATTCTTTACTAACTGAGAACATTTATTTAAAAAATGAATTCCTAAACCAAATCCGCAATAGTCTGGATGTATTACTAATCTATTAAAGTGAAGAATCATAGGTCTATGCTTATGTCGCCACGGAACATAATTAGCAAAAGAAAGAAATCCTATTTGCTTATCTCCATCGTATAAACCATAAAAAATATTAAAGCCACCAGCTAATTTTTCACTTAAATAGTGATACTTGCTAAAGAAATTCCATGAATTCTTAGTAGTTTCCCTAATATCAAATTGGATTCGGTCTGTTCGTTTAAAGTCTTGCCAAAGTAACCTCCGATTGGTATAGCTTTGTTCGTTGCAATCAATAATCCAATCAGGATTAAGCCATTCAATAATATCGTAATGGCACGCTAATAAAATAATTCGTTTATTTGTTTTTCTAGCGTGCTTACTAATACAATGGCTCATTACTTTTGCAATAGTCCTATCTACTACTGAAGTCCACTCATCAATAATAGTAACTTCATCGCCATGCTTAGCCATTTGCAAAGCACATTCTGCCCTGGCTTTTTGTCCGTTAGATAAAGTATATGCTGGTCGTATCCAACATGGAACGCTAGTTAGTCCAACTCCAGCAAGCATAGAAGCACATTCGTCATAAGAATATTTAGCATCGAACTGTTCTATTACTGGTTTTGTATCATCTAATAGCGTTATAAATGCTTTATCGCCAAATATATGCCGAGCTAATGTGGTTTTACCTGAACCAGATGCACCAACTATTAAACCAATATTATAGGGAGATTCTAGGTCAGCTTTAACTTTAAAATGATGAACAGATTTCTTTTCCTGATCTATATCTAAACTATTTGCCGCTTTAGTTGATCTAAAAGATTTAGAAACAGGGCTTTGAAGTATCAGTTCATAATTTTGCACTCAAAACCTCTTTCTTTTAATTCTTCAAAAATCTTTTGCAATTCGGATTCGTTAATAAATTCCACCAGTAACAAATTGCGATTACCATCATCGGTAATTTCACCTTCTTCCGTATCTGCATCCTCTACTCCAATTAACCGCTTTAATTCTTCATCTGAGAATCCTAGCAATTCCATATCTATATCGCTAACTTCTATATCTTCTAATTCGAGCTTTAAAAGTTCTTCATCCCATCCAGCATTTAGAGCAATTTTATTATCGGCAATAATATAAGCCTTTTTCTGAGCTTCGGTTAAGTCCGAGCAATCAATATAAGGAATAGTAGTAAGTCCTAACTTCTTTGCCGCCATTACTCTGCCATGACCAGCAATAATGCCGTTATCGCCATCAATTAATATTGGGTTTCTGAAGCCAAATTCCTTAATACTTGCCGCTATTTGATTAATCTGGCTCTCGCTATGAGTTCGAGCATTATTAATATAAGGGATTAGTTTTGAAACTTCGATTTCAGAGGGCATTGATCACCTCTGGCAATTTAGATTGAGAGTAGGTATATTGCCACACGCTTTTTCTCTCTTTAGGAGTTGTATTAGCGACTAAGGCTCGTTGTACATATCTTTGTTTAAGTAGGTAGCAAAGAGCCATTGAAATATCGCTAGGCTTCAGTTCTGGCAGTTCTTTATTAATCTCATTTAAAGTCATTGAAACTGGCTTTTGTGTAAATAAAGCCCTGATTTTAGCTACTGAATTTGCAGACATAAAAAATCCCCATGTATTAGATGGGGATCAGTATTACTTGTAATACTTCTAATGTCAAGCGGTAAGTAGTGCAATCGCCCTATTTTTTAATCTATCACCAGTACCAAACCACGCAGAGTCCAATCTGGCATCGTTATTACGACTTGGATTATGGTGATCTACATATTCAGTAACGGCATTAAGCATTCCCCATTTGCTATAGCCTACCAATTCTTGACCTTTAGCTTCCGAATCAAATAAAGCCATAATCTTCTTATAAGCTCTGTTTTCTTCAATAGGCGAGTCCTTTACCTGATTTAATGGGATAATAAGATCAGCAACGAATTGCTGAGCCTGAGCTTGCCTTAGCTTTTGTTTCTGAAGAACTTTAGCCATATCCATAAATGACCCAAAAGATGCTACGGCAGTTCCAAGTTTCTCTTTAACTTTTTCGTGATCGAACTGTTGAATATGACTAAAGGATACGCAATTAGACTTATCGTTTACCGCCATCGTAAGAGTATTATTACAAACAACTCTTACAGTAGTAAATCTAGCAGTTGTGGCTAGTGTTCTATCGCAAGAAGTAGATAATAATAAAAAACCACCGACCCCATCGCCCTTACAAACTTCACCAAATTTGCCAGTTTCAGCTAAAGCCCACATCCGTTTACCGCCTCTTAAAGTTCCAGCAGTATTTATTTTAAATCCATTTTCATCAATTAAATCCCTGAAAAACTCTAATACTTCTACTGGCTGAACTGCTTTATAACGATTAGAAACTACTGATAACGGAAGATGAGTATCTGATCTATAAAGAACATTTTGACCGCTATAAATCTGATCGTTACCTTCTGCATCGAATTTAACTGGAGAGGAGTTAATAGTCCAATCCATACCAGCCGCCTTTTGCCATTCCTCGATAGAGCTATTCTCATCTATCTCTTGACCTAGACCATGCCAAGGGGTTTCGCCTACAAATGCCATTTCGTTAAAGCCATCTGCTCTTTGTGTGATTTCGTGTGCCATGATTTTATTTCCTTTTCGTTTAATTAAATAAAACTGCGATTAACTGACTAAAACTAACACCTAATACTCCAACTGCAATCATTACTCCAAAAACTAAACCGAGTAAGCAAGCTCCTAAAAATTCTTTCATTCTTCTTCTCCTTCTTCGTCAATTTCATCGACTAAATTAATATCCTCTGAAAGCTGAAGAAAATCCTCGCATTGTTGAATCAGAATTTGATAAGCTCTTTTTTCTGAATCGCTAAGTTTTAATTGACCGCTTTTATTATTCACCGCCTCAGATAAAACGCTTAATAACTGGCTGAGATCAGTTGAAGTATTTTCAAACTGGCAATAAGACATATTCATTTTTGATTCCTTTTCGTTATTAATCGGTACTGCTTAGAAGTATTATATACGAAATCCGTATTTGTTACGAATATAAAGAAATAAATCCAAAATAACCTAAGTTACTGATTTTAAAGGGGAAAAGTGTCGTTTTTATCTGACATTTGCTTAATTTTTAAGCAATTAGGGTGGGGGTAGACCACGAAAAGGCGAGTTTTTTAAGCTCAGATAGATTTTAGAGTTATCAGCTCTGCCTACCCCCATAGAAGGCGAGGGGTTTTATCCCCTCTTAATACTTAAAACGGAATATCGTCATCCATTACTTCAGCTCGAACTGCTCCAGAGCTTACTGAACGATTACTATTTTCTTCTTTTGGTTTTGGTTCAAATAAAGAAACCCAACCATCCCAGTTTACAGGAATTGAATCTATTTTGAGTGAGAGCTGACCTTTATCATTTTGGAAGCAAACTCCCATTTGATGCCAACGAGCCTTTTCCTCGCCATTACGATCTTTATAAGTGCCATTCTTTGCTTTTACTTCGTATCTAACAACCGCCATCATTTTTCTCCTGAGAGGATTTTTATCATATCTTCAACTTCTTGAAGGAACTGTTTTACTTCTATTTCCATATCAGTAATAAAGTCATTACTTCTATGTAAACGCTTTACAAATAATCTATTTTTTAACGGCAATCTAGGGTCAAAACTTATAAAATCGCACCATTCTCTATTGGTTACCCATAACTGACATTGTATTTGTTTGTAATACTCAGTAGGAATTTGATCAGCGTATAAGTAATCAATATGAGTCGTAGTATTAGGGCATTTAATTTCTACCAATCCCATATCACCTACTAATCCATCAGGAGAGCAACCTAGCCATTTAATAGTTGGGTGCATCCAAAAGCCAGTCTTATCAACAAAAGTATTGCTATAGACTTCATACGCTTGTCTAGCTAAATATTCCGTTTGAATTCCCCACTCCATCGCTGAAGAAGTAAATCCTTCTTGAATTTGCATACTCAGTCTTTCAGCCACTAATCTTGTTTTATATTTCTTACGAGTTAGAGCTTCTCCTGATTTACCTTTAGCCATTACATCAGCTATAGAGCTACCAGAAACATGACCTAATCGAGCCATTTTCCATTCGTCTGTTCCTTGCTCTAATAATCGAGTATCTTGATTAAGATTAACCATTCCAGCAAAAGGAATAGGCTCTACTGCTTTATACATAGCCTTAATAATTGCTTCTCTATCTTCAGTAGTAAAAGTAGTCATTT